ATCACAATTGAAAGTGGTGGTTCGTGAGTCACAACAGTCCACTGTAAGTCGCACATACCAACAATTCAACTCGTTGGTGGGTGTAACCCCTACAAGCACAATCTATTACCTTCAGGAGTCTCCTGGGGAACGCTACGAACTCTTATTCGGTGACAACGTATTCGGTGCTGCACTGCAAGAACCCAATTATGTGACCGCAAGTTATATCACATGCAACGGTGCAGCAGCCAACGGCATCTCTAACTTCTCTTATGCTGGTCGTCTGGTTGATCATAACGGAAGAGTTGTAACCAAAGGTGTTTCACTTGTTTCGACTAACTCTCCTGCTCAGGGAGGAGCAGCAATCGAGAGTTCGGACTCTGTAAGAAAGTATGCTCCACAGATCTATGCATCACAAAACAGAGCAGTGACCGCTGCAGACTATGAGGCACTTGTTCCTCAGGTTTATCCTGAAGCAGAATCAGTTTCTGCCTTTGGTGGCGAAGAACTGAATCCACCAGCTTTTGGTAAGGTTTTCATCAGTATCAAACCTTATAATGGCGTGTATCTCTCGAGTGACATTAAACAAAATCTCCAAAGACAACTTAGAAAATATTCAGTTGCTGGTATCGTTACTGAGATTGTTGATCTTAAGTATCTCTTCATTGAGTCCGATAGTCGTGTTTACTATAACAGCAATCTTGTTTCTTCTGGAGCACAAGTCAAGAGTGTTGTAAGTCAGAATCTTGTTAACTATGCCGACTCTTCACAGTTGAATAAGTTCGGTGCAAGATTTAAGTATTCCAAGTATCAGAACGTAATTGACAACAGCCACGAAGCAATAACTTCAAACATCACAAATGTTGTAATGAGAAGGGATTTGGGAGTACAACTCAATACGTTTGCTGAGTATGAAATTTGCTATGGTAACCGCTTCCACATCAAGAATCACGGACATTCTGCCGTATCGTCAAGTAGGATTATTGGTTATAACATCAAATCCTCTGGTTTTAAGGTAAGCGGAATTAGTGATACCGTTTATTTTGGAGATTCTCCAAACGCAGATCAGAAAACTGGAAGTGTGTTCCTTTTCAAACTAAAGTCACCAACTGAACCAGTTATTGTTAAGAGAGGTATTGGGTCGATTGATTATGTTAAAGGCGAAATCAAACTGAATCCAATTAAAATTCTGTCAACTGTTCTAACTAAAGGACAACCAGTTATTGAAATTTCTGCATCGCCGTACTCGAATGATGTAATTGGTCTTCAAGATTTGTATCTTCAACTGGATATGACAAAAATGAACATCACTACCATCATTGATGGTATTGATTCTGGTGATGATGTCTCTGGAAGTAACTACATCGTTTCATCCAGTTACACCAATGGTAGTTTGGTGAGAGGACCCGTACAACTTGAGACCACAACCACCACAACTGAGACTGCTACCACTGCAGCAACAACTACAATCACAAGTTCTGGGTCCACAACGACCTATTAAAAACCATAGTAAATAATAACACAAGAACCATTTAAGTAAGAAATGGCAGCAAATAGAATTAAGATTCAGGATATCATTGCAAGTCAACTTCCCACATATGTTAGGGAAGATTTTCCGCTGCTTGGTGATTTCTTACAGCAGTATTATCTTTCTCAAGAAATTGAGGGAGCGACTTATGATCTAGTCCAAAATCTGGATCAATACGTTAAAGTTGATGAGCTGTTCCAACTCACCACCGAGACGGTTCTTGCTTCTAATGTCAGATATACTGACAGAACAATTACTGCTGATGTTTCTGGCAACTTTACCTACGGTTTCCCCGAAACAAATGGTCTGATCAAGATTGATGATGAAATCATCTTCTATGATTATAAGACGGACAGCACGTTTGAGGGGTGTACAAGGGGTTTTAGTGGGGTTACAAGTTATACTGAGGGTGATTCTCCCGATCAGTTAGTATTTCAGGAAACTGAAGCGGGTGTTCATACTGCTGGCGCTACAATTTACAATTTGAACATCCTCTTTCTGCAGGAGTTCTTTAAAAAGATTAAGTTTCAATTTGCTCCAGGGTTCACAGAAAGAGATCTTTACTCTGGATTGGATCAAAGAAACTTTGTTTTTGGTCTGGACAGTTTTTACAACTCAAAAGGAACAGACGAATCTTTCAAGATTCTTTTTCAGGCACTCTATGGCGTAAATGTTGACGTTATTCGTCCAAGTGAATTCCTTCTTCGTCCTTCAAATGCTGATTATAAAGTAACTTTTGACTTTATTGTTGAAAGAATTCAGGGAAATCCACTGAATTTGAAAAATCTTACTCTATTTCAGAAGTCAACTGGAGCAAGAGGTTCCGTAACTGATGTAATTCCCATTCATTATGATCAAGGTCAGTACTATCAAATTAGCGTTGACACCGGGTATGACAGAGATATTGATGTTCAAGGCACCATTTTTGGTGAATTTAAGGTAGGTCCTAAGACAAAACTGCTAAACACTGTCGGAGCAGGCACCACAATTTTGGATGTTGACTCAACATTGAGTTTTCCAGAGTCTGGATCTCTTGTTTCGACAGATTTGGATGATAATATCATCAATCTTACCTATTCTGGGAAAACAAATAACCAATTTTTAGGCGTTTCTGGTGTTAATTATCAGATTAACGACAAAACTGACATTCGTCTTGATGATTATTCTTATGCTTACATTGGAAATAATCAAAATGATGAAATTCGAGTAAGAATTGCGTCTTCTCTTCGTGAATTTGTCACAGATTCACCAACTTATGGTTTTGAACCCGGAGATATTGCCAAAATTCAGTCTTTGGGGTATCTTTCTCAGAATGAAACTGCCAAAAATTGGTTATACAATGTCAAAACCAAGTGGGATGTTCAAGATATTCAAATCAATGACATTACTGAAGTCACATATCGTATTTCAACCTACGATCCTCAGTTTTTCAAACCAGGATATAGTTTTATTTTAAGAAATAAGATCACAGGTGTTGAAGTTACTGGTCTGGTTACTAGAACTGTTTCTCCAAACTCATTTTTTGCCAGAATTTCTGAAATTGTTAATACTTCTCTTCCATATGAAATTGAGAACCAAATCCTGACCGGTAATTCTACCGAATATCCAGTTTTCAACCAATATTTGGCAAATGTTCAAAACATTTACTCTAAGTTTAATGGTGATGCTCTAGTTGCATCAAATTCTCTTGCGAGATATTCAAACATTGAGACAAATCCATATAGTAGGACCAAAACGTTTAATGGTCTTTTTCGTTTCACCACTGTTATTAATCTCCCCAAGCACGGTTTTTATAACGGACAAGCACTTTATTATTCACCAGGAATCATTAAGACCACAACTACAACACCTGATGGTGTTGAGATCGTAACTGAAAGCGAAAGTGCTTTTGATGGCGTTGCTGCTGGTGTTTACTACGTCAACAGGATTGATTCTGATAATATCAACTTGGCAAGAAGCAAATCTGACCTTTTTGAGGGTCGTTACATTACCTTAGACGGTGATGTTGAAAATAACACCCTTACATATTATCCTTACTTCTCGCTAAATGTTACTCCACAATCCATTTATAGAGAGATCACCACTCCAAAAAAAGATAGTGGTAACTATGTAACGGAATCAGGATACACTGGAATTCTGATCAATGGTGTTGAAATTCGAAACTATAAATCCACAGAAAGTATCAGATATGGAGAAATCCAGAGAATTGATGTTGCTAGTGGTGGTGATGGTTATGATATTATCAATCCCCCTGTCCTTCACATCTCAGACAGAATAGGAGTTGGAGCAACAGGAACCTGTTCTGTTACTGGTTCTTTGGAGCAGATTCAAATCGTCGATTCTGGATTTGATTATCAAGGAACACCGACTGTAACCATTCTTGGCGGAAATGGAAAAGGCGCTGTTGCCAGAGCAAATATGACTCCTGTTCCACACGAAGTGGAATTTATTTCCTCTGGACCATTCAGAACCCTCAATCTGACCAATAACACAATTGGTTTTTCTACCTATCACAAATTTAGAGACTATGAATCTGTAGTTTATGATTCTAGACAACAGACCGGAGTTGGTGGACTTTCTACTGGTTCAATCTACTTTGTAAATGTTGTCGATACAACCACGGTAAAACTTCATACCACAGCATCAGATGCAAACCTTGGTATCAATACGGTGTCTTTGACATCTGTAGGAAATGGTATTCAAGCAATAAGGTCCACCTCTTATAAGAGAATTGTTTCTAACATTATCATTTCCGATCCCGGATCTGGTTATTCTAACAATGAAAGAAATATTCCACGAACAGTCGGAATCCAAACTTCTCTAAATCAGTTCAATATTCCAAATCACGGATATAAGTCAAAAGAGATTATCAAGTTTACCCCAACAGGTAATGGAGTTCTTGGTCTTTCTTCCACAAAAGAATATTATGTCAATAAGGTCAACGATGACAGTTTCACTCTAAGTGAAGTTGGTGTTGGATCGACCGCTGTTGATTATTTCTACAATAATCAGATTTTGGTCGACGTTCTAACGGAAGGAAGTGGTTCATTCAACTATAGACCAATCACAGTTAGTGTTGAAGGTGTAACAGGAGTATCGACTAGAACAGATCAAGATTTCAGTTGTGTAGTGCAACCGATCTTTAGAGGTCAAATCACACATATCGATGTCAGCAATACTGGTGTTGGATATGGTTCCTCCGAAATCATCAACTTTGATAGACAACCAGATATTACCTTTGTTCGTGGTCAGGATGCTACCGTTACTCCTGTTATTAGCAATGGTCAAATTATTGAGGTAATTATCAATAGCCAAGGTTATGGATATAATTCTCCTCCAAATCTAATTATTACCAGTGACACTGGAAATTACGCTGCGCTGACGCCAATTACTAACAGTGAAGGTAAATTGGTAGATGTTAAGGTGATTAAAGGAGGTATTGGATATTCACCCGAAACTACGTTTATCACAGTGGTTCCAGCTGGTCAGGAAGCAAGGGCGAGTGCTAAAATTAGAAACTGGACTATCAACCTCTTCAGGGAATTGCTTCCTAATGTTAATGATGATGATGGTTATATTCTGCCCAACATCAATTCTAGTTCTCTGCAATATGCGCACCTTTATGCGCCAAGAGCACTGCGACAGTCCGTTTATGGTGTCGTAGGTAATGATTTTGACAATACAGCATATGGAACAGCAGATCTAAACACTCTAAACGGATCTGAAATTGATAGCACCATCCACTCACCAATCATTGGTTGGGCATATGATGGTAACCCAATTTATGGTCCATATGGATTCTCCAATCCCAACGGATCTGGCGCAGTCCGCAGGATGACATCCGGTTATAGTGCATCTGTCCGAGGAAACTCATTAACAATTCCTTTGGGCAATACTCCTCCACTTTCACTGTGGCCCACAGGTTTCTTTGTTGAGGATTATATTTTCACAGGAGGTGGCGACCTCGATCAACACAATGGAAGATATTGCGTCACCCCCGATTATCCCGAAGGAACATATGCTTACTTTGTAACAATCAATTCCACTGTTGATTCATCGGGACCTTTTAGTGGATTTAGAGCACCAGTTTTCCCATATGTTATTGGAAATTCCTTCCACTCAAGACCAAACCTTTTCAACTTCAAGAGTATCTCAAATCAAGTTGATTATGATGTTGAGGGTGATGGATGGTTTAGGGAAACATCTTCCTATAATATAAACAAAGAGAAGAGTGGTTATGATTATATTTTCGATTCCTCAAAGATTGTAACTCAATATGCTGAAATTACCTCAGCATCAACTGGTTCAATTGAAAGTGTTGATATTGTCAGTGGTGGGTCAAACTATAGGATTAATGATCCCATTACCGTGGACATTAGTGATAGTCTAGGCGAAAGACCAGACATCAGAGTTTCGTCCGTTTCAGGTAAGAAAATTGACACTGTAAGTGTTGCGACCACAGAGTTTTTCGGTGTTGAGTTTATTCCAACAAATTCAATTCAAAAAAATAGTTTCATTGGATTTATGGACGCTCCACATAATTTCCTAAATGAAGATATTATCAACATCAGCGGCCTTTCGACTTATTATGAAGGTTTCGGAGGAAGTTATAGCGTTGGTATCAGAAGTGATAACTTTGTTCTGTCACTGGGTGTCCAAACCACAGGTGTTACTGGAATTGTTACTTACTTCTATGTTTCTGGTGTGTTTGATAACTCACACATCAGAGAGAATGACATTCTGACAATTGAACAGGAAAAGGTCAAGGTTCTGAACATTGATGCCAGAACTGGAAGACTGAGAGTTCGTCGTGAAGAAGAAGGAACAACTGCTGCTGGTTATGCTTATACCAGTGGTGGAGTTCTTTATGAGGATCCCAGAAAGTTCTATGTCAATGTTGGTCTTATTAAGACAGATAAACAATTCAATCTGAACAAAGAGATTTATTTTGATCCTTCCGAATCAGTCGCAATTGGAACTGTTACGGGAACTGGTCTTGGAAGTACCATCACCTTTGGCAATCCTGGTGTTGGAAGAACTAATATTTTCATCCCGCCACAACAGGTTTATCTTCCTAACCACAAACTGCGTATTAATGATAAAGTTTATTATGCAACCAACGGTGGAACAAGTATTCAGATCTGGAATGGAATTTCTGGAACCGCTTATACAAGTCTGACTGACTTTTCACCACTTTATGCTGTTCCTTTCAATGAAAACTTTGTTGGATTTGGAACCAACAGAATCGGTCTAAGTTCGACTGGTGGTTATGTCGGTGTTGGAGCCGATGCTGGTTTGGTGTATTTTACCTCTGTTGGTGTTGGTGACACACACAGTTTCACCACAGACTTGAATAACATCATTTCTGGAAAGATATCCAAGAACATTGTTACTGTCTCAACAGCAACAACACACTCCCTTCAGAAAAATGACACTGTGACGGTCAATATTCTACCGATCACAACGAGGACAGTTGTTGTTAAGTACGATCAATACAATCGTCGTATTGTGTTTGATCCACAAGACTTTGTTGCTGGCGATATTGACACAACTTTTGATACCATCACGTTTGCGAACAATCCATTTCAATTTGGTGATAAAGTAATTCATACATCAACTTCACCGACTGGTGGTTTGGTGGATGAAGGAATCTATTATGTTATTCCTTTTGAGACAAATAAGATTAGATTGGTTTCTGAAAAGTTTGAACTATCTTCTGCTGATCCCAAATTCATTAACCTGACAAATGCTTCTGCTGGAACACTTTCCAAGATCAACCCAGCAGTAAGAGCAAACAGAAATAACACAATTAGGTTTGATGTATCTGATCCTTCTCTGTCATTCAGCGTAAATGGAATTACTTATCCTGCTTACAAACTTCAATTTTTCATTGATTCCGACTATTCTCAGGTATTCTTTGCGACTGATGGCGGTTCTGATCTTTTGGTAACTAGAGGTGGCAGACCTGGTATTGATTCCGATGCTTATGTTCAATTGGTAATCAATCGTAAAGTTCCCAATGCACTGTTCTACAAGTTTGAACTTGATAACATCTCAATCATCACGGAACAGAAGAAGGAGTTGATCATCGATGATGATGTACCCAACTATACTCAGATCAATCTTGTTCCAACTGCCTATGATGGGCCCCACATCGTCACTGGAATTGGTTCCACAACCTTTACATATAATATCCCAAACACCCCAGAGACTTCTATCTTTAATTTTGACAATTCGCAACCATCATACGAAACATCATCTAAGACAGAGAAAGGATCAATTACTAAATTCCAAATCAATGGACCTGGTTATGGATATAGAAGTATCCCTGGATTCACTTCAGTAAGAAGTGCAGAAGGTACAGGTGCTATTGTTGAGCTTCAGAGTAAAAACATTGGAGTCATTTTAAACAATAAACTGAATGAAATTGGATTCGACTATCCTTCCGACAAAACTGTTAGAGTTGTTGCCAATCTCCCAGAACTTACAACTGTTGAGTCTTTGACATCGTTTGAGAGGATTGGTATTGCTTCTCAAGGTAGAAATTATGTTGTTGCTCCAAACTTGGTGGTGTTGGATGGTCTGACAGGTGAAATTGTTCAAGGTTTGGATCTTTTCTACCATCTGGGGGATGATGAAGTTACTATTCTTTCCAATGCCACTGGAATGAATAATATTCCACCAAGAATTATTCCAATCAATAACCCCAATGGAATTGGTCTTGGAACTGCATCTTATGACGCTTCAACTAAAACAGCAAAAGTTTATCTGAGCAGAAGTTTTAGTACTGGTCAAGAGTCCCAGTTCCCATTCGATGTTGGAACTAAGTTGATGATTGAAAACATCAGCGTTGGTGTTGGTTCTACTGGAAGTGGTTATAACTCTTCTGATTATGGATACACTTTCTTTGAGATCACAAATTATGATCTGAATCTTGGCGGAAGAGGTGCTTACATTGAATACAGTTTGGATGGAATTATTCCAGACGGGAAAGTCGCAGGAAATGTTGACGCAAGAAATTCTTATGGTAGAGCAATTGATGTTGATGATCTTGCCATTTACAACTCAGTCCTCAAGACAAACGATTACTTGATCGGTGAAAACTTTATCACTGATTCGGGTAAGCGTGGAACTGTTGAAAGATGGGATCCAAAAACCGAAAAACTTGTTATTAGTGTCAACGAAGAAATCAACATTGGTGAAAAGATTATTGGTAGATCTTCTGATACTCAATCAATTGTTAGAAGTAAGGTCAACTTTAATTCTGAAATCACCATTGGTGCTGGAGCAACTGTTAATGATGGTTGGCAAACCAATTCTGGTTTCTTAAATGATAATCTCCAGAAGTTGCCAAACAATGAGTATTATCAGAACTTCTCCTATTCACTGAACTCGACCATTCCTTATCAAACTTGGAGTGATCCCGTAAGTGCGTTGGATCACACTGCTGGATTTGCTAAGTTTGCTGATTTGGATATTATTTCCAAGGAAGAACAAAGTAGTGCAATTGTTCAGACATTTGCTGCTGGGGTTGATCTGGTTGTTGATGTTGTTGGCGAAGCAAGTCTGAATTGTGAGTATGATTGGGATTTGGTTACAGAGGAAACTGTTTTTGTTAGTAACGAAGTTATCTCTAAGGAAATTATCTTTGAGACCAGATATCTTAAAGATTATAACAACTCAATTGGAAACAGAGTCCTGAGCGTAGATGATATCAGTGGAGAGTTCAATAGTAACGAAAGAACAACTCCTTATGCTCCAGTTGCCAGTTATGAAGACAATGATGTCTTCAATAAAATCTTCACTTATGTGAAAGATGTAAAGTTTACGGAAGAAAGGCAGTTCTCTGTTGTAAGTGCTATTCAAAAGTCAGGCGTTGGTTATCTTCAGGAATATGCAACGATTGAGAATTTGGCTGAACTTGGTTCCTTTAGCATACTTGATACCTTTGCTGGTTGGGATCTTATCTTCTATCCACTTCAATTTGAATATAGCAACTATGATGTGTCATCAGTTTCGATGTCCATCGTTGATAATCTTGGAACAGAAGACACTCGAAACTTTGGTGATATTGTCTTGGTGTCCAGTGCTACCACAACTGCTGCAGCATCGGCAACAAGTACACTTGTCTCAATCTCTTCGACTTATAGAAGTGCAAAAGTTTGTGTTCTAATTGAAGTTCCAGAGAGTGATTACACCGGAAATGAGTTTAATCTCGTTCACGATGGAACCAACGTATCGATGGTTGCTTATGGTGATATGAAGTCCAATGAAGAGACATTCTACAGCGGAATTGGAACTTTCAATTCATATCTGAGTGGTGGCAATATTATTGTAGACTTCACACCTGATTCTGCAATCACAGAAACAGTTAATACTTTCTCCTCTGTTGTTGCTATTGCTGACAGCACTTCTAGTGGAACAACCGACATTGAGACTCTGGAATCTGCCAGAGTTAGAACATACTATAAAGAAATTCCAGCAGAAACAAGTCCCTATGCTGTAACTGTTGCTTCTTATGATGCTCCATATGCATCAGCATATTATCTTGTCGGAATTGAGGATCTGACAAACAACAATTATGAACTTGTTGAAGTTGGTGTTCTCAATAATGATGATGGTGAAGTCTTTGTCACATTTGGAAATGTATTAACTGGTGGAACTGGCATTGGAACAATTGGTGTCGCTCAAACTACTGGAACAGAAGTTGATCTGACATTTACTCCAAATGCAAATACAGAAGTTCAGGTAAGAACTTATGGAATGCAATTGCAGGTCTTTGATAGAAATGAACAACCACAGGATATTAACATCGGATCAATCAAAATCCATAGTGATTCCGGAACATATTCCGGAACAAAACTAGACCTGAAAACTTCATTCGATGTGAAGCACAATGGTCTTCACATCTTTAGAAGATCCTTCCTTGGAAATGATCCTTCAATTGCAAATACTTACAGGAATCAAGTTGAACTTCCAGATCACTACTTTGTAAGTGGTGAGCAATTAAATTACAGTCATGCTGGCGCTGGATCAACTATGGCGATTGGAATTGCTCTGACAACAGTTCCTGGAATTGGATTGACTGACAAGCTTCCCCCAACACTCTTCGCTGTTAATATTGGAGGAAGGGCACTTAAGTTTGCTTCTAGTCCAGAAAATGCTCTGAAAGTTATTCCTGATGTTTTTGAAATGACCTCGGTTGGCATTGGAACATCTCATAGTATTTCTGCAATTAATCAGAACTCCAAAGCTTTGATAACGATTGATGATATGATTCAATCCCCAATCGCTAGGACACCAATTACATCTACTCTCTCGGGTAACATTGCTTATAACCTTACTCTACCAGTAACTGGAGTTACATCTTTCTTCGCTGGTGATATCATTCAAATTGATGATGAGATTATGACGGTCAAGGGCGTCAGTCGAACAGATTTGACAATGAACGTCCAAAGAGCTCAGATGGGAACCCCATTGAACTCTCACGCGAATGGGGCCACAATCAGAAAACTAACTGGTAACTATAACATCACCGACAGCACGATTAATTTCGTTTCAGCACCATATGGTAATGTTCCACTGAGCACAACAACTGGAGATCCAAGTTATCGGGATTGGACTGGAATTACAACCAGTTCTAGGTTCCATGGCAGAACCTTTATGAGGAATGCTCCATTTGAGTCTCTGGATGAAACATATTCACACAACTACGTTTTCGATGACATTTCGACCCAGTTCACTGGTATTACGAGTCACTTTATTCTGACCTCTGATTTTAGTAACACTGTTGGATATTCGACAGATAACGGAATCATTCTGATCAATGGGATATTCCAGAAACCAGACAGAAATGTTGATGAAACAATTTTGGAAGATGATTATGAGATGAATGAAACCTCTGGAATCACTACCATTACTTTTAGAGGTACAGGTGTTCAAGATGCATCTGATCCAAATAAAACAGATCTTCCTACAGGTGGATACATCACTTTCGTATCTTCCCAAGAGGGATTTGCTTATCAACCTTTGGTTTCTGCAGGTGGAACAGCAAATATTTCTGGATTGGGAACAGTCTCCTCGATCAGCATTGGTAACAGTGGATCTGGATACAGATCTGGAATTCAAACAGTTGTGAATGTTGGTGTTCAGACCTATAGTGGTGGAATTCCTAATATTGAGTTTATTGGAACTGCTGCCATCAGTGGCGGTCATATTGTAAGCATCGCAATCACCAATCCTGGAGCTGGTTATACGACAACTAACCCACCAGAAGTCGTGTTTGACGCTCCTCTGAATTATGAGAACATTCCTCTTGTTTATGCTTCTGGGTCTTCAGGTGTCGGAACTGGCGCAAAAATCAATATCACGGTTGGTCAGGGATCAAGTGTCATCAACTATGATCTCACTCGATCTGGTTATGGATATGAAGACGCAGATGTCTTGACTGTCGAGTTGGGAGGCACAACTGGAATTCCAACAGACACAACCAAAACATTTAGTCAGTTCCAACTGACCGTTGATGATCTCTACTACGATAGTTTCAATGGTTGGACCCTTGGTGCTTTACAAGTTTATGATTCTCTTGATGATCAGTTTGATGGTGAGAAACGCAAGTTCTTCCTCACAATTGGTGGAGTTGATACTTCTATCGACACATTCAACGGGTCTCCAATTGAACTAGATCAAACACTTTTGGTCTTCATTAATAATATCCTTCAGGTTCCTGGAGAAGGTTACATCTTCAATAGAGGTGGAAGAATCTTATTTGCAGAACCACCTCAGATTGGTGACACTTCTAAGATTCTTTTCTACAGAGGAACTGAAGGTGTTGATGTGAAGTTTGTCGAGATCATTGATAATGTTAAAAAAGGTGATGATTTGAGAATTAACAATGATCCACTAAATGATCAGACCATTGCACTAGATCAAGAATTTAGAACTGCATTTGAGGTTAGAACATCTGATTTGGCAACAACCAACCCATACATAAGACCTGGAGTCACTCAGGACACCAATCTCACGAGACCAGTAATTTGGTGTCGTCAGACCACTGATAGAATCATTGATGGGGTTGATGTTGGTAAGGATAGAGAAAACTATGAACCCAATGTTTATCCTGCTACTTATATCTTGAACGACGTGGGTATTGGTTCAACTGGTGTTTATGTTTCCAACATTAGACCATTGTTCGACCAATATAATGAAGGTGAATTTACCGAAACCTACACTGACATTTCTGCTTATCAGAAGAAGATTTATCTTACCTCACAAGATACTCTAACTGCTGCTGCTGCAACTGCTATTGTATCGACTGCTGGGACAATTAGTTCCTTCGATGTTACCACTGCAGGTTTGGGTTACACATCCGCACCTGAGATCACTGTTGCCAATCCTGTTGGACTGGGAACAACGCAGAGAGCAACTGGAACAGCAGTTCTGAGTGGGTCAACCATCGGGTCTATATCTGTTTCCTCACCTGGTACTGGTTACACCGATACAAATCCCCCACAAGTTCTGATTGCTCCACCAAGACTTATCAATGAGGACATTGGTGTTAGCACATATAAGGGTGATTTTGGCACAATCGTTGGTGTAGGAACAACAACCTCAGGATCGCAGAGTCAGTTCTACTTTGATACTTACATCCCTCAGGGATCTGTTATGAGAGACATTTCATATGTTGGAACTGCGGTAACAGTTAGTGGAATTTCCACAGGTGATTATCTGGTCGTCCTAAACACAAACCTGTCTATTGGGGGAACATTTGCTTCTCAAGATACAACAGGAACAAAGATTGGTATTGCAACCACTGCTTTGGATTGTGTTTATCAGGTTACAACTTTCGAAGATAATGATCAAATTATTCACGAAGGTTCATTGGTTGGTTTCACAACTACACTAAGAAGAATTTTCGTGAACGTTGACAACGCTGGAAGCATTGGTTACACCACTGCTCCTTATATGGGTGATTTTAGTTGGGGTAAGATTATGTTCAAAACAAGAATTGGTGCCCAACCATTTAATTTCTATGGTGATAATGGTTACTCTGGAATTTCGACTTCTGGATTAGTAACAAGATTGAATCCACTTAGATCCGTTGGATACACAACGGTTTAAAACACCACTAAATAAAGAAAAACTTTCTCACAATGGCAGCAATAATTACTGACCAACTTCGTATTTTGAATGCTAAGAATTTTGTTGCTGGAATCCAATCCACATCAAATTCTTACTACACATTTATTGGTCTCCCAAACCCAACTGATTATCAATCAGATTGGGACACGGATCCTCCTGCTCCAAAGGATAATCCCAGCCAGGCTGATGATTATTATGACACTATGCTGGCGCTAAAGAAAATTACGCCAAGTGATGCCAGTCAGGTTGTGAGAAAGGTTACCTGGCAATCTGGCGTCACCTATGATATGTGGAGAAATGACATCTCCAGATCTAACCCATCCCAACCATCGGGTGCGTTCGATATCTATGATGCGAACTTCTTTGTGATGAACTC